AAGGTAATAGTTCTTGCGAAAGTTTTCATTGCGTTTTAAAGTTTATAAGTTTATAAGTTATACGAATTATTTTAAAAAAAGTTACTCAATTTGTTGAGCATCTAGTTGTAAAGATTGAGAAGGCTGCGTCAATGACTCTTTCATCATCTTAACAGCTATGTCCACAATAGGTCTGTGAGTAGATTCATCTAACTCGCAATTCTGCATATTTACAGGGGTTACAAAGTTTGCTAAGTCTACTTTAATAGGTTTTGGAAGTCTTAAATATCGTAAATCGTAATCTACGATATTAAAGTTTCCATCTGTAATTAATTCATGTCTTTTGCCTGTTTGACCAGAAATAAATGAATACCCATTAGAAGATGTCGTAGTTTGAGAATTATATCCAGTGTTGGTTCTAGTAAATGCTAACCTCCATACTAAACCTTCAGTTTGATTAAAATAAGGTTTTTTGAATGGATTATTTCTGCTTCTGGTAAACTCATTATGAGATATAACATACACAGGTAAATCAGCAGGTTCACCAGTTTCACAATCATCTTGGTCAATAATACACCTCTCCAAAATAGTATACATAAAATCTAATGGTAACGTAGCAAATACTCCATTAGGTAAGTTATCTGTGGTGTTAGTAAAACTTGAAACAGTAGCAGAGGTTATCAATGGTGATAACCCCTGCATTCTGATTTCTGTTTCTTCTAACCCTTCCCTCTTCAAATTTAAGATAGCAGTAATTCTAGTATGCACAAAATAATTCTGGGCATTAGTCAATATAATATTAGCTTCACCTTGCTGTATACCAGGGGCGCCAGCAGAGTTAAGTTTTTCATACTCAACTAAGACTAATTGCCACATTTCATTTGCGGTCATAGATTAGAATTTTCTACTTGAAATTCTAGTTTCTTGCGGAATTCTAGTTTTTCAGGGTTATTAATAAGTGAAATAACATCACCTAGTACTCCCAAAGGTTCATCACCCATAGTAAAATACTTGGTGCTGATTTTCTTAAGTATTCCTGCTCTTACTGCTTTGAAAATAAGAATCTTATCTTCACGATATTCATCATTAACAATAGATAGGAATAACTTAGGATTGGTTTCCATTACTTCATACACAAGATTAAATAAGAAATCTGTAGATGCAGTTTTAGAGATAATGTTGTTAGGGTCTTTGATAATCATAAACTCCATAAGGATTTCACGATGGTCTTTGATTCTATTAAACTCTTCAGTTGCTTTTAATTTAAGATTAATCTCTTCTTTTTTCAAGTCTACAGAAATTCTTTCATCTACTAAAGCAAACCAATAAGTGGGTTTAGCATTTCTAAGTTCCCATGAAGGAGCAACATATCTATCATTGGTTTTCAAAACCCTCCAAGTGATATTGTCCCAAGCATTGCTTAAATCTAATGTTAAACCTTCTTTTGGAAGCTTTACAGAATAAGGTAATTTACCTCTGTTGTTTGGGCCTTCAGATATCCATCCAGACCAAAAGTTTTTAGTATCTTTAGAAAAAGATAAATCATATCCAGTGATTTTACTGAAGAACTCTAGTTCTGTCATAGGTTCATCTGGAAACTGAGGACTAATTACATTTTCGATATTATCAAAAATAGGTAAAAACTCTCCAGTAGTTCTATCTCTTTTTAATTCTAGAGATCTTCCCATTCCTTCATGAATAAATCCTTCTGGCAATTGTTCTATTTGTTGGTTAGTAAAAGTCCTAGTTTCAATAGGAACTACTCTAACAATTTTTTTAGCCAAGAAATCCTGTGAGGGATACTTGGGTTTAGATTCAATTGATGCCAAAGTGATTACTTCTTCTTGGGGCATTACTTGTGTTTGTTTTCTTAGTTGTTTACTCATAGCAATATTTTTAAGTGATAATGCAAAAGTGGGGTTTTATCCCCACTTTTACAAATATCCACAACTATTAGATGTTATATGGCATCCACAAGATTTTGGTAGGGTCTTCTACAACACAACCAGTCCATTCCATACCATGTACTTCATAAGCATCAACAGGGCTGCTAGTCATTGCTGAGCCAGTGTTTACTTTATTAGTATATGGAGAGAATGGGTCACGCATACCAGCAATATACTTGTATACTCCATTTTCAAGACCTTTAACAGTCAAACGATGGATACCTGGGTCACCCAAGAACTCACCATTAGCCATTTTGTGTCCACCACGGATTAACATATGGCGAGAAGCATTAAGACCATATCCAGAAGGATGCTTCTCTTTGTAACGCTCTACGTCATCAAAGAAAGGTCTGTGCTTAACCATGATGTTTACACCATTGTAAGACTTAAACTGAGTGAATACACCTTGGTAAGTCAAACCTTGGCTTCCCATATCACCATTCTTTTGTACCCTTTCAGTTACAAAGTTAGGAGTGTATTGGGTAGAACGGCTTTCAATCCACTGAGAGATATCTTTCTTACCATAAGCACCAGTTTCAATTACTACATAATACTCATCTTGCATTTTGTAAGCAAGACCCATTTCAATGGTCATGTCTACAATTTTGTCAAGGTTTAGAGTAGAGTAGGGGTGAATATTGGTGTTAGCAATTTGCTTGAACATACCAGCAAAAGTCTGGATAGTACAACCATTGCGGTCATCAATACCATAATAGATTTCATTTTGTGTGTAGTTCTTGTGAGAAAACAAGAATGCACGAGCTTGTTGCTTCTTAAATTGGTAAAGAGCTACCATATCATAGAAGTTAACAAAAGCTCCAGTATAAGGCTTAGTAGACTTAGGGTCTGTAGGGTCAGGGAAACCAAAAGCTAGAGGTACGTTTTTACCTTCAGCGATAATGTTACCATCTACTTTGTAGTTCATACGTTGTAGGGCAGCACGAGCTTTCAATTCTACAAAAGTAGTAAAGTGAGCTTGAGTACCACTCATAGAACGCTCTCCAGATTGGAAGTTAGTTTCTTTAGACCAACGAGTACCAATACCAAGTTCAGTGGCAGGCATTGAACGGTTTAATGGGTCATCAGTAATAAGAGAAACTTCATATTTCCAACGATTAGGAGCTTGTTCTTCAACACTCTTAACTTGAACGTAGTAATCATCAGGATTGTGTCCTACAATAACGTCATTCAAATCAAAGAATCTTTCTCCAAAAATCATATACCAACGAGCTTGGTTAAGACCTACAGCAGCAGGCTTAGCACCAAGAGAGTCAGACCAATCAAGAAGCTGTACAGTTTTGTTGTTGTTGCCAGCTACTCTCCAATGGTAAAACTTGTTCTCAGTGTCAAGAACTCTAGTTGGGAACTCATTCATAAAGTTCACATAATCATCAGAAGGTAGAGTTTGGAAAATTCTACGATACATGTCAGAAGCCAATTGAGGCTCAATCATGCCTAGTTCTCCCAAGTGGGGAACTTTGAGGGGGCCATTAAAAGTTTTAGGGCCGTACCTCGCAATTAAGGGAAATAACTCAGTCATTTGTTTTAGGGTTTAGTTATTAAATTAAAGATTATTTAGGTGCTAGTTTTTTGGCTAATTCAGCCCAGCGTTTTTTATGGTCTTCTTTTTCTACATCCATTTCAACTCCACTATCTGAAGAATAGCCAGAAGTTCTTCTCCTTACATTATCAGATTCTACAGCTCTATGAAGCTCATTAATAGCTTCAGTTTTGCCTAGAGATTTGATAGCAGTAAAATCAGGAACAAAATCCCTCTTTCTGGCATCATATTTAAATAGTCCCATTGTATGATATAGCCTAAGCAGAGCATCAAATTTATTAGGGTCAACATCTCTTGTCGCCAAGATAGGATTGACTTTTTTACCATCTTGAGTTTCAACTATTGAGTATTCTCTCATCCAGTTGTCCTTCATTTTTTTGTTTAGCTTAATTCCAGCAATTTCATCAGTACCTTCCAAATAGTTTTTAAGGTCATCAGCTTGTCTTTTCTGGAATTCTCTCCTTTTGTACTCATGCTGAGCTAATTCAGCTTGAGCTTCTCTTTCAGCATTTGCTAAAAGTTCTTTAAATTCAGGAAGACTTTCTAGAGCATCATCTGTTAATGTCCCTAAGTCTTCTTTTTTCTGTACTTCTTTTTGTATTTTTTCTTCAGAAAAACTAGTAGTATAACGAAGATACTCAGCATATAATTGTTTAGCTTTATCAGGGTTTTCTATTAATACATCTTCATTAATACCTTGTGCTAATTTATATCCTTTAACAATTTGAGCAGCTGAATCCTCAGAAACACCATTCTCTACCATATCAACAAACTTTTGTTGAAGTGGAGTTAGGTTTCTTTCAATATAGTCTGAAGCCATAGCTTCAGCATTTTTTGTTGCATACTCATCTAAGTAATCTAAAAAAGACTCAGGAGAATCTTCAAACTCTTCTTCATTAAATCCTTCAAAAGCTCCAGTCTTTTCATGTAGAGCTTTAATGATGGCAGCATATTTTTTAGATGATGATTGAGAGGATGAATTTGGTTTGCTTGAGGAGGTATTAGATTCACCACTTTTTGTCTTGGAAGACTCTCCATCATCATCTGTATCTGACATATCTGTAATAGGCATTAAATCTCCTGTGTTAGGAGTTGCCTTACTGGAATTATCTACTCCAGATTCATCTTCATCTGAAGACATAGAAGAACCAATAGAAGTAGTTTCTACTTCTGATAAGCTCATTAGAGGCTGCTCCTCTACTTTTAACGAATTAAATAAATCTAATGCCATATTGATAGTTGTTAGTTAATACATACAAATTTAGATATAAGTTGCAATAATCCCATATAAAATTTTACCATAGGCACAGGGTATATAGCATTTATATATAGATTATATAGACTTATGAAAGGTTCTTTAGTTTATAAAGGGTTGACTGAATTAAAGTCTTTATCTCATCTATTTGATTTAACAGGGCTGAATCAGTAAAAATCTTTTTATTTTCATCAATGAACTTATGTAGTTGTTCTAGATGTTTAATAGGATTTTCGTTTGAAGATGCTGGTATTTCAAGTTTTATAATTCCATAAAGTCCTTGATATGCTTCTACAAATCCATCAATAAAATCCAATAGACCATCATAGTAAGAGTTTAATGCCATGTGCTCTGCATAGCTCTTAGTAGATAAATGAGCTAAATGGGTTATATCCCTTGATTGAAATAATTTAGCAATAAATGCTTCTGGTGCATTTTTTGATAATCTAAGTCCTGCTAGTTCTTTTATAATATCATCCATAATTTTTGTTTTTATTTTTTAATTTTTTCTCCTGATACAGGATTACGAAGTTTCATTCTTTCTACTTCTTTAGCTGTCTCGGATTTTAGTCTTTCAATTTCTCTTTGATTCTGAATCTTTTCTCTTTCTAGAGCTATCTTTTGCTGCTCAATGTTAAACTTAGAAGAAATCTCTAACTCTTTATCCATTCTCTTAGCATCAGCTTCTCTATCTTTCTGATATACTTTTTCTAATTCAATAGGGTCAGGAATTTGATTATTATTCAAATCTATTTCTTCCCTTCTAGCATAAGTATGTATGGTAGCTATTTGCAATCTAGTTTGTGCATCTAAGTCATACCTATACTTATCAAGTTCAAGCTTCTTCATCTCTAGCTCCATATTTTGCTGAGCTTCTTGAGCTTTCTGTTGAATTTCTTGTTGCTTGATTTTATTAGCTTCTTGCTGTTGCTGTTCTTGTCTAGCTTGCTGTTCTTCTCTTCTTTTCTTTAAGATTCTAGCTGCATCTTGAACACTTTCAGTTTTAAATACACTAATAAGGTCACCCATATCAGCAGTACCAGCTGCTACAGCTTGGTTAAAGTTTTGCTCAATCATTTGTAGTAGCATAGCATCATCTGAAGACCTAGATACCATAAGGTCAAAGTCTGCTAATAAGATTCCATTAATCTCATCATCAGTCATAATTTCCTTAGTAAAGTCATCCATTAAGTAAGAAAGTTTTTTAGGATTCTTTCTTAAAACATGAATGCCAATATCTAGAATTCTTTTTAGACATCTTTCTTTGAAAAATTCATTTTTAGCAAACCACCTTTCAGTGCTTAAAGAAGATTGAGTAACAGCTCTTTCAACATTACCTACTAGTTCTGAATTTGAAATAGCCCCTTGCCTTTGTTGAGTAACTCCAGATACTATATCCATAGTCCTAATGATATCTTGCAATACATTATTAAGTACGCTAATAGGCCCACTTTGGTTTGAAGATAACCTGTTAGGAGTAATAGTATTATATGTACCTGCAGCTTGTAAACCTTTAGGAGTCATTACTTCTGCAGTAGGGTCCATAGGCATAAATGCAGTAGAAGTTACATAATTCAAAAACTCATGTAAAGTCATGTTATCAGGAATCATGCTAGTAGGAAACTGCACAATGTCTGGTAGCATTAAGTTTATTAAAACCTGTCTTTTATAATCAAAGATATTATACAAGTAATCATAAGGCTTGATAATATCCATTAAAGACTGTGCTCTAGAGGAATTGGTATTATAGAACTGTAAAACCACAGGAGGCTCTTGCTTAGAAATATTATCTAAAGAGTTGCCTAAATATGGAATAGGCTCAGCTTTAATATAAATATTAGCACCAATTTTATAGCCTCTCCACCACTCATTAATCCACTCTTCTCTTTCTAGTGTTTCTCCATTAAGCTCATCAATAACATATTTTTGGTGCTCATATTTAAGTAGTTCTACACCATTTTCATCTAGAGATTTAACAAGCTTTATTTTTCTTTTAGACCTCCAAATACAATGTAGTAATCGTATATTACCTCTAGCATCAAAGTAACTAGAAAACATAGGTAAGTCTAAATCACCCAAAGGCATAATTTCCTGCACTCTTGCAGTAGCAGAATCTGAAGGAATAGCTAATTCTCCTATATGGCCATACATAGGGTAGTTAAAATAAGGAGTAGGGCCTGAATTATATCCTCTGTAATCTTCTAATTCTTTAAGCTGGTCTTTAGTTAAGTAGTCATGAAATAAATCTACCAAAGAAGATATAGTATGATATGTAACTTCTACTAATGCTTCTAAACCAGATTCATTTGTAGCATGCCCATTCATAATTGTAAAAATCCTAGTAGGGTCTCCTTTTCTAATAGCTAGTTCTCCACCCATTTCTTCAATAAAACAATATTGCTCTGCAGCAATAAGTGCATCTTCAAAAGCAGGGTCAAATACTAAGTCTTTAACATAGTAATACTTGTAAAGATACTTGAGCAGTTTATTAGCTCCCCTTTCAGCTATATCAAAAAATGAAGAGTTTGTATATTCATCTAATTGCTTTAACTTCCTTTCAGCTTGGGCTTCATCAAAATTAGAGTTCTGAATTTGCTCTGCAAAAAACTTTTGGTACTCTTGCAGTTTAGATTCTTCTACTTCTCTAATACCTTGTTGGTCAGAAGAACTTCTAATAACTCTAAAGTCAAACTTTCTTTTCATGTGCTCCCCTACCAGTAGGTCAATCTTAGAGTTACCAACTCCTTTATGTTCCATTCTTCCAGGAAAAGTACCTAAACCTAATCCATAAGGGTCAACTACTTTCTCAACATCATTCATGTTAAGAATACCTCTCTTTAGATTATAGTTAGTTACTTTATTGTAGTAAGAATTTTTAATCTGTCTATTCTCAAAAAGCACTAAAGCTTCAAAAGAATCTATTGTGTCTTGTTGCCATTTTTTAGTCTTTTTAACTGAATCAGTTACTAGTTGACTAGGTGCAGTAAACATTCTATTGTACATACTATTCTTCTTGTATATTATTAAAGTGCTTCATCCATATATCTTGATTATCTCTTTTTTGTTTATACTTATCAAAATAAGAAGCGGTTTTTTTCTTTTGTGGTGATTGTTCTATTGATATACGATTAAACTCTTGTAAAGTTACATCATACCACATAACCATAAGCATAGCTGATACACGGTCAAAGTTAGCTCTAGGGTTAGGGTTCCATGCTATAAGTTCTTTTAGTAGACCAATAGATCTTATTTTTGTTAGGTTTTTTTCTTCGCTTTCTTCAGATATATTTTCATCTATCCAAGATTTTAGATATTCCATACCTCTTTCTTTTACTCCTTTACTCATAATAATTCCTTTGGAAGTATTAGTGTTAGGTCTCCAAGTATTTCTATCTCTAAGATTGTAAGGAGTATCTGCTAAAAAGTGCAAAGCTTTTTTCTTTTCAAAATATGTGTACATACCAGTAATGTTTGCTTCATACATAGCAGTAGCTTGATAATAAATAATTAGTTTTCTACATGTTTCATAAAACTGGTCAGTAGTTTCTGGCCTACCAGTGTACTCAGCAACTATTCTTCTAGTAAGTCTATCAAACATAAATATAGAACCTACTGAATCTGTACTAGAATTATCATATCTATAAGGGTCAATACCAGCAATATACCTAGCTATATTATCTCCATTTTCTGATAGTCTAGGTGTTTCATATATCTCAATTAAACCATGTTCTGGTTTTTGTACAGGATATTCTCTAAATGGAGTTCCACCTTGTACATCTTTCCATTTAAGTTCACCTTCTTCAAACTGCAATATACCTATACTGTGTTTATCTAATTCAATGGAATCATCCATCTTAGATAAAACTCCTTTTAAATCTACAATAGGAAAGAAAAAAGAATGACTTTGTAAAAACGCTTCTTTAGGTGATAATGGAAACTGTGTAACAGAGTCAATTTTAGCTTGTTGGTCTGCACCTTGTTCAGCTCTTTTTCTTAAGTCCATAATAGACTGCCTAGCAACCTCTTCAAGAGAATTACCATAGTCATCTATCATAGGCTTATCCTTCCATTCAGGATGTTCTTTATAAGCATCTTTATAGGTACCAAATCTCATTCTAGTGGCTGGTATAAAAAAGCCACATTTTGAACCTATAGAATCTTCATCCCATATATTATCAAAGGCTAAGAAATTATATTTTTCAGGATGAAAAAACATTTCAGCAAATTCCTGTGTGCCCCCTTCCATATCACCACCAGTTCCTTGAATAATAGGTACACCAATAAGGTCATCACCATCTTTCCAACAAGGTTCAGAAATATTATATGACTGAAGAAGGCCTGGCCATTTACCTGCTTCTTCAAATAAGAAAAGGTTACTAGATTTACCAATAGCAGCAAAAGGGTTATCCTTAAAAGTAAAAGAATGTATCTCAGACATATACCCTGACCAAGCTGATACTCCATCTACTGTCTTTTTATATCTAGCTTTTACAAAGTCCTTAGTATTAGGATTTCTTTCTTTACCCCATTCTGTATAAAGGTCTAAAAAGTTAAGGTCATCTAATGACATCCTCATAGTATTCTCAGAAAGTTCTGACTGAAAAGCACCTATAATACATTTAGCATCTCTAAAAAAGCTAAACTCGTGTGCAATAATAGCTGCTGACTTATAAGAAAAACCAATCCTTCGTGGTTTTACTAGCACTATGCCTTTTTGCTGTTTTCTAGCTTTTTCAATAAAAGTAAAATACTCTAAATCAACATCTGTAAAAACAGGAAACCCTTTATTTTTTCTACCAGTCTTAGTATTCTTAAGCTCAATTTGTGTGTAGTTCAAGTAGAAATAATAAGCCCCTGGAATATATAGTTCTCCATGGGTAACTCCTTCTTTACACTTTCTAGTTTCTTCTTCCCAAAACTCATCAAACTGATAAGTACCTATAGGGTATTGAGTATACACCCCATGGTCTTGAAAAGTATGTGATACTTCTTGAAAATACTTTGGTGGAATACTAATCCTCATACTTTCTAGTTCTTTTCTCTCCAGACCTTTTAGTAGCATCTGTAGATTTTTCTTTATTCACAGCATCTTCTAAAGTGGACAATTGAGATACAAGTTTTGATGTACTTTCAATAGCCTTAAGTACTGGGCCTAAAGAATCTTCTGTAATATCAGTGTTCTTTAAGAAGTTAGCTACATCATCAATTTTACCTTTAACACTACTAAGTAACCTTTGTGTAGGAGTTTCTGACATTAGTATGTACTTATCCATAGCAACCTTTAGTGCTGGAGTTTCTTTTACTTCTCCTTTAAAAATATCATTACCTACAAACTCCTTCCTTTTATGTACTGGAAAATTACTATAAGGACTACCAGAGTCTATTATAAAATATATATAAGCAAACTGTTTAAATACTAAGTCTTTGGTTTTGCTTTTATCTGCTTCCCATAGTTCTTTAAACTCTGGTATCAATAATAGCTCAGTATCAAAAACTACTTTATTGTTAGCAAGATTAAATATCTTCATTTGCTTCTTTGTTTTCGATGTTTCTTTTAATATTCTTGACTATATCTAGTCTAGGATATATTATACCTAAGTCCTTAATATAAATTGATTTATATGAGTCAGGATTTAAAGGGTTACCTTCTTTCATTATCTTAGCTACAAATCTAGGTATAGAGTTAAATATCTCTAAAGCTTGTGCCTTAGAAATACCCAGCTCTTTAGCTTTTAGGGTTATTATTTTTTCTAGAGTTCCATCCATGTTTCTGTAGGATTATCCTCCTCATTAAAATACTTATCAAATGAATCTCTAAAATCCAAAGGCTCGTTAGGCACCTCATCTAAATCATCATACTCATCTAATTGAATATCTACTGCAGCATTTACTTGTATCTCTACTGGAATTTGCTCTGTAGGTATTTCTAGCTCTTCAACTTTTACTTCTACTTTAGGAGTTTGTACTTCCATAAAACAAGTAAAGGTTACCTCTATAGAACTTTCTGGATAAACCAAAAATCTTTCTGGTACACTATTACCAACAATAAATCCTTTATTTCTAAGCTTGTTAAGATAAGTTTCTAGCTTATGAGTAACTATATTAAACTCCTGTTTAATCTTGTTCTTTATAGTAGTAGAGAATAGTAAATCCATTCTAACCTCATGTTCTGTAATAGACTTGTACTTATCATTGTAATACAATAAATAAGAAAATATCTCTAGTTCAGAATCAGTGAGCTGATTAACTCCTAATGTCCAATTAATAGACCCTAGCCATACTTGAAATACTTGAACTTTTTCTTTAACAGGTATGTTAAACTTTTTAATCATAGCTTTTCTTTTTTAATACCAAATGTAGCATTGGCATATATCTTTATTTGGTCAGTTAAATAGTGCCTTACTATTCCAGTATCACAATGCACTACACACCAAACATCATTCTCAAAAGTACCAGAATCCCTAACATAGATAGCATAGCCATCTTTGTTATCCTCTACTACTACAGGAATGGGATTATGGAATTCATGAACCATGATTCTTTTCCTCCTTTAACTGTTGCTTTCTTAATTCATGCTTTGTGCATATTTCTGTTTCAATGTAGTTACACCCCTTTAAACAGTAAGTGCCGTTAATAACACAAATATTATTAACATTAAACCTTTCGTCTATTACTACCTCATCAGGTTTTCCTTTCATATTAGTATATGTCTTTCCCATATTAGTATTCTTTAGTATCAGTAGTTACCCAAGTGGCAGGTAAGCTTTTGTTGTTTTCTTCATTCAATTTTAAATACCTAAGCTCTTGTTTAAGTATTTCTAACTTAAGCTCATATTCTGTAATAATTTGCTCTAGTG